GTGTTGCCTGTGTATTAAAAAACCGCCCGCCTTTAGATAAATTGCAGGATTTGCACAATGTTTGCAAATTATCTTCAATATCGGCATTTCCTTCGCCAAATGCGTGTCTTGGGATTATGTGATCTACGTGGCTGCCCTCAGCCCCACATGCCTGGCACGAATAACCGTCACGGTGTAGAATTTTCAGGCGTAGTTTGCGCCATGTATGGGTTGACCCATTGTCTTTAAGTGCGCTTGCCATTAGTAGTACCCACGATCTTGATGAAATGCCCATGCCTTGCATGGCGTTTGATAACGTTTTGTAACATAGCGAATGGTTGCGTCTATCTGTCGATATGGGTCTAAGTCTCGATACCAGGTTGATCTCATCTGACCTAAGCCATAGTGACTACCATTGCGTGCAGTGTATGACCACCTTGATTCCTTTGTGATGATCTTATGAAAGCATTGAAATTGCTTGTAATCCAATAGCCTTGAATGTGCATAGAGTTTCAATTGATCTATTGAATAAGCAGCTGAATGTGCAGGGCTTGCCCCTATCGGTGCGATAAGGCTAGTGATTAACAACAACCTTTGAAGTCTTTTTCTATTTATCTTTTTGTTTTCAAGATCATTTGAAAGAGATTCATTCTTGTCTAAACCCATAAGATCGGGGTGTTTGTTGTATGCGTCAAGCGTACACCCCACTGTCAATCGTTGAATAACTTTACGCATGGCGTTGGGCGTGTCCCACAGGTTTTGCACCCCTGTGCATAACGCCTGTGTATAACTTTTAACGTGTGATGATTTCAATTGAATCCCACCCTTCACGAACAATGGTGTGTTTAGCCATTTGCAGGCGTCTGTGATGGTCAACGACGACCTTGTGAGGTGCTGGGAACTCCCGCGTTTTCTGTACGCCTAGCAGGGTTGCTAGGGCTGTATCAAAGACAATCAAGCGGGTTGGTAAGTCCAACCGATCAGCTAATGACAGCCAAACTTTACGGTGAGTGCCAATCGTGTGTGTGCCGTCGGCAATAAGGTCTTTGCCTGATTCAACTGCTCTTATTGCCTTTATTCGTTGGTGCTGCATGAAGCCTGCAACGTCTAATTCACGGTTAATTCGTACCGCTTCGGTGTTGAAAATGTGTTCATCACCGTGTTTATTGTCTCGCACCCATGTTGATTTGCCTGCCCCTGGTGCGCCCATAAGTACCGTAATCATTGATGACCCCAGCCTTGACCTTTGAATGAAATGCCGAAAGTTGAGTAGACCCGACTCATGTTTGACCCGCAGCAGATTGGTTCGCGTTCTTCGTGGATTGATCTATCCACCTCAACACTGATTTGGCACACCGTGCATTTAAACTCATAGATCGGCATTTGATACCCCAATCTGTGCAACTGTCATGCAACTGCACACGCTGCACTGAATCGTCTCCACACCTGGTGGCAATAGGTCTGTTATGTTGACAATGAATTGATTGGTTTTCTTTTTGCACATTCGACATTCAAATTGAACTGTGTCCATAGTTGCTTCTCCTAAGGTTTTCAATCGGCTGTAGGTTGATTTGTGTAACCCACCAATTAGGTTGCTTGGAATGACGGTATTTAGGGCGTTGTGCCATTGCAATCGGTATCCAACCCGCAATGAAGTAATGCGGTGCTTGACCAGTGACCAACACGGCTATGTCGTTTGGTCTGTCGTATTCGTGGATTATCAGCTGACCTGCAACGTACTTAGTCCAACGCACTTCGATCGCATTGCCAACGTCAGCCTTTACCTTGAATTTGTTTTCGTATGGGTCAAATGGCAGATTGAAGTATTTTGCAACTACCCATTCACTGCCAATTGCTTCAGCAGATTCGACCAGGTACTCAAAGGTTGCCAAACTCTTTTGATACCGCTGCGGGTTATCCATTCCCTTAGTCGATTCAGCCGTTAGTTTGATCGCCGCAAGCATGCAAACCATTTGTTCGTCATGAGTCAATTCCATTTTCATCTGCAACCAATACAAAACCAAATAACCTTCTCATTGCCAAAACCCTTTTGATAGCCGAAGGCGTCAAGGCGTGTCAGTATTGAGCATTTGTCGCATTGCTCCATTTTGTATTCCTCGACGACTTCACCGTTTTTAAGCAGTTTGCCAATCATGGTTTGCGGGTTGATTATCTCCATGTACTCGCTCATTTAAACGACCACCACAACAAGAATGAAATAAATAGAATTTCACTTATAACGAGAATTCGAATTAAACGCTGTTTTGTCATAGTTGTGGCTTCCATGTGCCATCGCTTGTAAAGACGTACCACAATGGTTCGCACTGGTCAGGCTTTTTGCCTACGCATGAATAGTTTGCCCAATCCTTGCCCGTTTTGACACTGTTTCCTGTTCGCCAAACGCGGTGTCCATGACGGCACTGCGGTGCTTCCTTAATTAACTCACCGCCTAATTGGCTTGCGATCTCGTCAATGCTTGAACCCAATGACGGGATTCCCGATTGTTCGGCTTCCGCAGCTGATTTGTAACTTGGCACGTCGCCAAACTTTGTCGTCCAATAGTCTGTCGTGTCTTTGTTAGCAATCTTGGCTGGTGTGCGTTCGACCTGCTCCATGATCTCTTTTGTGCTTCTCTCAGCCCCGCCCATCACCAATTGCTGAACGCGCATAATTGCGCTCGTAACTGTATCTTCGCAAAACCAGCGTTTCATGTTTTGCTGATAAGCACCCTGGTATCCGTATGCGTAATCAATGCCCGCGGGGTTCACGTCAGTGTCATTGCGAAAGGCTTTTGCTTCAACTAACACGTAGCCCTTGTCAGCACTAAATTCCACAATGCGGGTTTCAATGCGACCTGTTGGGTAGGTCTTAATCCAGCGTTCTAGGCGTTCGCGTGAAGCCTCGTAGTTATCCAAGAACCCCATTACTTAACCGCCTTGTTTGCGATGTGGCGGCTAATTGCCTTACGACGTGCCAAACCTTCGCGCTTGCCGTCTTTGAAGCCTTTTGCGTATCCCACCGCAGCTGACATAACTAGCAAAATAACCAGCATGCTTAAACGACCCAATGTTGCTGGGTCTAATAGATCAAGTACCATTTTGAATTCTCCCGATTCTTGGTGATAAGGACTACCACCTAGACATAGGGTGAAGCACGATCAACGCGCCGTCAAGAACCTTGCGTGTCTTACGGCGTGTCGCCGATCAATTTGTCAACTAATGAGTCCAGGCGTTTCTCAATCCTATTAACCTGATCTTTGAGTGAGTTGCCACTGTTCGGCAAAAGTTCTCGCATTATTGATTTCACAATAAAGCGCATTGCCGTATAGACGGCAGCCAGTGTTGAAAGGACTAAACCACCAACTGCCGCCCATTCGTTTGGTGTCATTGCCCCGTAACGCCAAAATTTTTGTCTTGCGGATTTAACCAACGCAAAATGACGGGTGCTACTGCTGCCACACCTGCCATTGCAAGGGTCTTAGGGTCTGTTACGCCCGCCATGTATAAGGCTAGGGCTGCTGCCATGAATGAACGCGCCCATGAGGCTGCTACGGCTTTTGCTTTGTCCATTTTGTTTTCTCCTTTGTCGGTTTGACTCCCGATTTTGGTATTTCAACTGTTGGAAATTCGCCCTTGTAAGGGACAAATTTAGGAATTCCAAACCCAACAATTTCTGTCCCGATCTTGCGAACCTTCACCATGACCATGCCGCCGTTGCGCTGGTCACCTGTTCCACTGGTATTGCCCTCAATTAGGACGCAGGTCTTGTCGTCAATTAAACCAACCACAATTCCAATGTGTGAAATGCGATCAACGCCGTCATGTGGGAAATCCATAAAAGCCAAATAACCTAGTTGCGGCATGTTTGACCAACGGTTTGTTTCCTTGAATTTATGTGCGCCAATGGCAGTTCCAACCACTGAATGAATTTTTACACCTGCCTGTGCAGCGCACCAATTGACAAATGAACCGCACCACGGCAAGCCGTCAGCCTTTGTAAATTTGCCGTACTTTGTTAGGTTGTCGCCTTGCTCAATTGTGCCGACTTCAGCTGAAGCAACTTCGATAAGACGTGCGCTTGTACCGTCAGGATATGTCATGGTTGCAGGCTTGCTAAATAATCGTCATAGTCGGCATTGCCAACAATCATTGGAACAGACCACTTATAACCATCGCCGTCTATCATGAAAAGTGCGTCATTACCTTTGTCATCTTTGATTAAAATAAATTCTTTCATTTTACAACTCCGCACTTGTTATTAGTTTGCCAGTTTGAATTGACACATAAGGTCTGTTAGTTGTTAAGCCTGTGAAATTTGTACAAGAAAATTGCAATCCAGTTGTGCTTGCTCTTGATGTCACAATGGTGGCACTAGCAGCACTCTGCGTAAAATCAGCTGTTGATGTATCAGTAATACCAATCACGGCTGAAGCAGCAAGAGAAGGAGCAGTTCGCATTTGAACTCTAAAATTTATAGCGCCTGAAACGCCTGTGGCGCTTTCTCCAGTTGCCATGAAACCAGATGTGATTTGATAGTATCTTTCGCAAGCCGCTAATTCGCCTTGAATTGTGCCAGTTGCAGTTTGGAAATCAGTAGTAGTAGAACCTGCTTCCAACTGGATCTGAGAGAAATCAAGTGTAAAAGTAGCATTAAGTGGCATTCGGACTTCAAGCCCTACATAACTGCTTGTACCTACCGTTTTGCCCGAAATGCTCGGAATTGCAACAGAATAAGAATATCTAACCCAAGATGTAGTTACGGATACACTTGTAGCAACGACTGTAGTAACCGATGCTGAACCACCTGATCCAAAAACTTGATCTATAGAAATTTGTGGCAAGACTGTCGTGGCTGCTGCTTTTGCATAAATTGAAAAGGTAACTGTTTGACCTGCATAAGTATCCACATTTTCTAATCGTGTGTACCAAAGATTATTAGATGCTCCAGTGCCAGCAACGGAATGAGCAAAACGAATAAAGTAATTAGGAGAAAGAGTTCCAATAGCACCGACATTGGATTGTTGAGATACGGTACGAGTTGCACCTGATCCGTCAAAATAAATACCAATGCGATCGGCTGTATAACTTAAGTTAGCTGGATTAGTAAAAGATGTACCACGCTGCCAGATGTCAAGATTGCCATTTATAACTTTATTCTTGCCAGCTGTAAAACCGTAAGAAGTTGGTGCGGTGGCAGGTGTTGCCCATGCCAAACCAGTTGCAGCAGTTGAGTCTGCCGTAAGCACTTGACCGTTTGTACCTACCGCTAGGCGCGCTGGTGTGTCTGCCGCTGTTGCTCCAATAAGATCGCCTTTAGCGTCGACAATTGCGTTTTGAATTGCATTGCTGTCGTCTTGTGCAACCCATGTGAAATCCATGTTTGTATTTGACGCCTTAGCCAAAACCTGACCAGTTGTGCCACCTAGCAAATCAGCCATTGAAGTTGCAACGGCTTGACCAAAAACTTCAAAGTCTGCTGGCAAATCCGTGACCAAATCGGTCGACGTCGGCATTTGCCACGAAAAGGGGGTCGTTGGATTTGTAATTTGAGTCTCCTTCGTTAAGTGATAATTGTCGCACGCGCCCAGTCAAGCGACGGCGACACGCCCGA